CAACACCCTAGTGGTTTAAATATGGACGAGAGAATGAAGCCTATGCGACCGAAAGCGCGTCCAGATTCTGTTATGGAACGTGGCGCTGTTAAACGCGGTAACAACGAGGCTAAACGCCGTTCTAAAGAGACTAAGCTGTTTAGTTATGGTGGAGACGTAAAGTATAAGGATGGAGGAAAAGTTTTTCCTGACTTAAACAACGACGGAGAGGTTACTCGTTCGGATATTCTAAAAGGCCGTGGAGTGGAAGGTTTTTACCAGGGTGGCGATGTGCGTTCGAACCCTAAGCGCGGAAAGTGTTACTAATGGTTAACGTTATGATTAGCATTCTTCCGGACATGCCGGGCAACCTTCTAGAAGACATTGAGGAGGTAGATACAGACGACATCTGCCCTCTTGCCACACAAGACGAGACTATTAACGAAGAGAACCGAAACATTGCAGTTGCGTCACACAACTATCGTGGCCCTAATACAAGCACTGCGTTTCGGAACGACGAATCTTGCGGGTCTTGTGTTTTTTATGATGTGTCTGACGAAACGCTAGAGTGCATTGGGGACGAATCTGGCAAGCTGGGTTATTGTCGATCTTTTGACTTTGTGTGTATGTCTAAGAATACATGTGACATGTGGATGGAAGACTACAAGGACAATATGTGATGGACCTTGTAGATTTAGCGCATCACTTGTATAGAAAAATAGAAGAGCGCCAGAACGACATTTCTGATGCTCTTTCTCACGGTGCTGTAAAGGACTGGGAGCAGTATAAAATGTCTGTGGGCGAGATACGGGGCCTCTCGTTTGCAAGAGACGAAATTAAGGCCCTGCTGAATGGATACGTAGACGATGTCGAAGACACTTTATCTTCCTGACCACGTTGCGCAGAAAATTAACAAAGGAAGGGAAGAGGCGAAAGCTGATCCTGATACTTTGAAAAGCGCATATGTTGACTCTAGTCAACGGGTTTTAGACCCTACCCTCTTAGAAAAACCTTTGCTTGAACGACTCCCGCAACCTACTGGTTGGCGGGTTTTAGTTATGCCGTACCAAGGCAAATCTAAAACATCGAGCGGGTTGTACATTCCCGATGAGATTCGGGAGCGTGAAAGCGTAGCTACAGTCGTGGCGTACGTTATGAAACTTGGGCCATTGGCATATAAAGACCCCGACAAGTTTGGGGATTGTGAGCCGTGGTGCAAAGAAGGCCAGTGGGTATGCATTGGTCGTTATTCTGGTTCTAGGTTTAAAATTGATGGCGGGGAGGTCCGCATCATTAATGACGACGAAGTCATTGCCACCCTTTTAGAACCAGATGACATTAAACACGTTTGAGGATAGCGTTATGGCAGAAGAAAACATGGAAGAGCAGGAGATTGTTGTTGAAACGGAAGATACTTCGGAAGAAGTAGAAGATTCCGTATCACTTGAAAGTTCTCCAGAGGAGCCGGCAAAAGAGCAGAGCTCCGATGAGTTAGAGTCCTACAGCAAGAATGTTCAAGGTAGGATTAAAAAACTGACGGAAAAATACCGTCAGGAGGAACGAGATAAGGCAGAGGCCGTTAGGTTATCTCAACAGCTTATTGAAGAAAACAAGAAGCTAAAGTCTCGTGTTCAAAATTTGGATAGTGGTTACTTAAACGAGTACAACAACAGGCTTCAGTCTCAAGAGACCACTGCAAAAGAACTTTACCGGCAGGCTTACGAGTCTGGCGATACAGACAAGATGATAGAGGCTCAACAGCTAATATCCAATCTGGCTGTTGAAAAACAGAGGTACACTGCTGCTAAGTCACGTGCAGAGTCTGAGGCGAAACTGCAAGTTGAACGGCAAAAGGCGCCACAACAACAGCAGCAACAGCAACAGGCCGCTCCACCGGTAAAACCGGATCCTAGGGCTGAGAAGTGGGCAGGCAAAAACGATTGGTTTGGTAACGATAGGGTCATGACGACCGCAGCGTTTGCTATTCATCAGCAACTCGTCGAGGACGAAGGGTTTGACCCAATGACCGATGAGTACTATACTGAAATCGATAGCCGCATGCGGACAGAATTTCCGCATAAGTTTCAAGCGGCTAAAAAATCGGGTGGGGGAAGCCAGGTCGCTTCTGCTAGTTCCTCCGCATCCCGCAGTGCAAAACAGGGGCGCAGGTCGGTCAAGTTATCGCATTCACAAGTCGCAATAGCAAAAAAACTTGGCGTACCTCTCGAAGAATACGCTAAGTTTGTGAAGGATTAAAAAATGGCAGACACTAGAACTCCGCGCAAGAGCGCGACACGCGAAACAGAAACGCGCAGAAAACCCTGGGCACCGCCCAGTCACCTTGCCGCACCATCCGCACCTGATGGGTTCGTACATCGATGGATTCGAGTCTCAATGCGAGGCGAAGAAGATAAGATGAACGTAAACGCTAAGTTGCGTGAAGGTTGGGAACCCGTTCGCAAGGACGAGTATCCAGATTACGAGGCCCCTGTTATCGACGATGGTCGTTATGAGGGCGTTATAGGTCAAGGTGGCTTAATGTTGTGCCGTATACCTGAAGAAACAGCCGCTGAAAGAACTGCATATTACGGGGGCAGGACCCGCGAACAGATGACCGCTGTAGATCAGGACCTTATGAAGGAACAACATCCTTCAATGCCGATTCAAAACAATCGGCAAAGTCGTGTAACTTTCGGAGGCCGCGAACGCGACTCCGAGTAATTTAGAGGATTGCTACAATGGCAAACACTAACGGTGCATTCGGACTTCGTCCGGTTGGCGTAGTCGGTCAGGCTGCGAACACCACTGGTGCGACCGAGTATCGTATCGCCTCTGGAAACACTAACGCGATCTATCAAGGTTCTCCTGTTATCCCGCTTTCAACTGGCTTTATTGACATTGTTGGCGCGGCTGCAGGGGGAACTGTAGGTCTAGTTGGTGTGTTCTGGGGATGCGAATACGTTTCGTCGACCACTGGTGAGAAGATTTTCTCAAACTACTGGCCCGGTTCTGGCGCGGATTCTAATCATCCCGTCAAGGCTTTTGTGTATGACAACCCAATGCAAACATTTGTCATCACATCTGACGGTACATTGACAGACGAAGCAACTGCTCGTGGTCATGTATTTGCAAACGCTAACTTTGCAACAGCTACAAGTGGTTCAACAACCACAGGTATCTCTTCTGCTAAATTGGCTGTAAGCACTATCGCTGTCACCGCTGCGCTTCACTTGCGCATCATGGGGATTCAGGACGACCCTGAGAACCAAGACTTCACTGCGGCTGGCGTTCCATTACTTGTTCGACTGAATAACAGTTTCAATTCCGCTAATGGTGCGATTGTAGCTGGTACTCCTTCGACTACTGGCGTTTAAGGAGGTCTAACAAATGGCTATTTCACGCGCACAATTAGCGAAAGAGCTAGAACCAGGCCTCAACGCTTTGTTCGGTATGGAGTACTCTCGGTACGAAAACCAACACGCTGAGATTTATACAACAGAATCTTCCGATCGAGCATTCGAAGAAGAAGTGATGTTGTCTGGATTTGGCGCAGCACCAACCAAATCGGAAGGTTCTGCAATTAACTTTGACGACGCTAACGAAGCATACACTGCTCGTTACAACCACGAAACAGTAGCGTTGGCATTCTCTATCACAGAGGAAGCAGTCGAAGACAATCTTTATGATCGTCTTGGTTCACGTTATACTCGTGCTTTGGCTCGTTCAATGGCTCACTCAAAGCAAGTTAAGGCTGCTGCAGTTCTTAACAACGCATTTACTGCCGGCGCAACTGCTGGTGGTGACGGTGTTGCTTTGTGTGCAACTGACCACCCACTTACTTCGGGCGGAACGTTTGCCAACGAACCATCAGTAGCTGCAGATTTGAACGAAACATCTCTTGAAGATGCTTTGATCAACATCGCAGGTTTTGTTGATGAGCGTGGTCTTAAAGTCGCATTACGCGGCATGAAGTTGATCCTTCCACGTCAACTGCAATTTGTTGCAGAGCGTTTGATGGTTTCCAACTTGCGTGTTGGTACAGCGGACAATGATACAAACGCACTGCGTTCAATGGGTATGTTGCCTAACGGTTATGCCGTTAACGACTTCCTCACTGATCCAGACGCGTTTTTCATCCTGACAGACGCACCTCGTGGGTTCATCCACTTTGAGCGCACACCGATGTCAACCGGCATGGAAGCCGATTTTGACACAGGTAACATGCGCTTTAAGGCTCGTGAACGCTACAGCTTCGGCTTTAGTGATCCACGTGCTGTATTTGGTTCTCCGGGCGCAGCGTAAGTTTGCACTCATCACCAAAGTTAAGGGGCGGTCTTCGGATCGCCTCTTTCTTTTTATTTAGACCTAGTATATTCTGTTGCCACTAGGGCAAACATCAGCTTTGTAGACAGGTTTCCGCCCTCCTGACGTTGCATAGACTACAAAGCGAATCCTTATGCAAAGGGTACTAAAATGGCTTCAACTACATTTTCAGGTCCAGTGACCTCAACCGCTGGTTTTGTTGGCGACATCAAAGTTCCAACCTATACTGTTGCTTCTGCTCCTTCCGCCGCTACTGCAGGCGCAGGTACACTTGTTTATGTTTCTAACGGTGCGGCTGGTTCACCTATTTTGGCCTTCTCTGACGGGACCGATTGGAAGCGTTCTGATACAGGTGCCACAATCGCAGCGGCATAGAGGGCTAGCTTATGAGTAGGTTTAAAGCACCTTCAGCAGAAGAACTCGCACGGCGCGGACTAAATCCTGATGGCTCTCCCATCAAGACAACTAAAGTTCGTGCGCGAAACGAGAACGGAACACTTAAAGCAGATGACCCATCTACGCCTGATGTAAATGAGGCGTGGACGGATGCACCTGTTAAAAAGAAACGTGTTCGTCCTCCCAAGAAAAAGGGATAAACCATGGCAGGTCCAGTAACTGCACATAATTGGGTTCAAGGCACCGCGGCAGCGATTGTTGGTCCTACCCGTTCGCGTCTTCGTCAGGTAGTTATATACGCTGCCGCAGCCGGCGCGTTCACTCTTAAAAACGGTAGCGCATCTGGGGGCACTTTGCTCACGCAGACGTTCCCTACGGGTCATCATGTTATGAACATTCCTGACGATGGCATCATTGCCTCTGAAGGTGTTTATGTCTCGGCCTTTACAGGGGCCGCAAACCAACTGACAATTATTTTGTCGTAAGAGGTTTTAATGGCTTACGATATCCGCTCCATATCACAGGTCGGAACATCTGAGCCTTTTGAGCTTCAAATGGCCCGGGGACAGATCCCGGGCCATTCCATAAGGAATTTGTTTGGCACAAACCCTGAAATAGGAACGTCGTTTGTTACGCCTTGGGAGAACAACACGGCGCTTCCGTTTCTTAGCGCAGAACAAAATCTCTCTTTTGTCAGCACTGTGGCTGGAGATGTGGATATAAAAATTTTGGTTTCTGGTGTAGATCAAAACTACGCCGAAGTAAGCGAGGTCGTGACCTTACTTGGCACGTTGCCTGTTACCACTACGAATAAGTTTTTTCGAATAAACGACATACTCACTGTTTTCGGTAATCCGGCTGGTGATGTCACTGCCTCGTATAACGCTGTGGTATATGCTAAAATTATTGCGGGTCGTGGCAAGAACCAAGCTGCGGTGTTTACGGTCCCTGCTGGGCATTCTTTTTATCTTGGTCGCATTGACGCCTTTACAGCAACATCTAACAATGACACTAAGATTATGACGTTTCGCAACCGAGTTACATACAGTGACGGTCGGGTGTTTAATGTTGCTCAGACTAACTTTGTCGAGCGTATGGATATTGCGCGTAACCTTCCGTTCAAGGTTCCAGAAAAAGCGACTATTGAGTTCCAGGTTAAGATGAGTAGCAACACTGCGGATATTGGTATCTTTAGCGACGGGGTTCTAGTTAAAGAGCAAGGGCGTTTGTAATGGCAGAAAAACGTAAGAAAAAGAATGTTAAATTATCTGTTGGTCGCGGTGAAAAACGATCCGTCAAACAGGGTGCTGGTCTCACTGCTAAAGGGCGAGCAAAGTACAATCGTCAAACCGGATCAAACTTAAAGGCTCCCGCCCCAAACCCAAAAACGAAGGAAGCCAAGGGTCGAAAGAAGTCTTTCTGCGCTCGTTCTAGTGGCTGGACAGGTGAGCGAGGTAAAGCCGCCCGTAAAAGATGGAATTGTTAGATGGTCCAGAAGAATGTGTTTATGTTGGCTACCGTGATAGTAGTTGGTGTTATTAGCAGCTACGGAATAGTTGTTCAAAATTGGGTTGAGTGGAGCACTACAACACTTGTGGATTTAGACAAAAGATCTGCTATAATGGAGGTTGAAGTGCGACGTACGAACGAAATGGTTTTGCAAAACTACGAGATGTTAAAGGATCTCACGGATCGTACAAGGAAAACAAGTCATGGCGATTACCAGGAACCAACAGGTCAAACAGATGTCTACTGGACGGAGAAGTAAGATGGCTAAGAAACCCGGATTGTACGCAAATATTGCGGCTAAGAAAAAGCGCATTGCCGCTGGATCTGGCGAAAAAATGAGAAAGCCCGGAACCAAAGGGGCTCCTACGGCTAAAAACTTCAAGCAGGCTGCGAAGACTGCGAAGAAGAGGAAGAAGTAATGGCGACCTCTGGATCAAGAGATTTTAACCTCGATGTAGGGGAAATCGTTGAAGAAGCGTATGAGCGGTGTGGGCTAGAGGTTCGCACGGGTTACGATGCGAAGACTGCTCGTCGGTCTTTAAATTTGATGTTTGCGGATTGGGCCAACCGTGGTTTAAACCTGTGGACTGTTAACCAAGCGACAATCATATTAACTCAAGGCCAAGCACAGGAGACGCTGACTCCTGATGTAGTTGATATGTTAGAGGTTGTGCTGCGCAGAGATGGGACGGACTACGAGTTAGATCGAATTAGCCGAGGTGACTATTTAACTCTGCCTAACAAGACGACTCAGGGTAGACCTAGCCAATTTTATTTTGACCGCCAAATTACTCCAGTAATTAATTTGTGGTCAGTTCCTGAAAACTCTACCGATCAATTGGTCTACTATTACGTCCGTAGGATCGAAGATGCGGACGCGTTAGTTAATACTACGGACCTCCCGTTTAGGTTTTATCCTTGTATGGTTGCAGGCTTGGCGTACTACATGGCTGTCAAACGAGCGCCTGAACGCGTTCAGATGTTAAAAAGTATCTATGAGGAAGAGTTCCAACGAGCAGCGGACGAGGACGAGAACCGCACTCCGTTAAAACTTCAACCAAGTTTAAGTTATTTGAGGGTCTAATGGCGTTCGCTAGTGGCAAAAAGGCTTGGGGTATTTCTGATCGTTCAGGAAAGCGATATCGTCTTTCTGAAATGAAGAAGGAATGGAACGGTCTTTTAGTTGGTCCAGATGAGTGGGAAGAAAAACATCCCCAGCTCTTTCCTCCTCGTGTAGGGCCAGATCCACAAGCCCTAAAAGACGCACGTCCGGATAGAGAAGAACCTAAAGTTGAGGTATTGTTGAGATCGAATCCTTTGCTTTCTTCAGGGTCTGGAACAGGTGTCATAACCGTAATAGAGCCTGGTCATGGTAGAAGCACTTCTAATGTTGTACGATTAAGAAACGCGGCGCCGTTTGATGGTTTTACGGCTTCAGCATTAAACGACACGAACGGCTATTCGATCACAGTGGTCGATAGCGACACATACACAATCACTGTGTCCGAAACGGCACAATCAGGGCAGGTTCGAGGGGGCGGAGATTTTACGTCTGCAGGGCCTGTCACGGTGGAGGCATAAATGGCTTTTACATATAGTCAGTTAAAACAGGCGGTTCAGGATTACACTGAAAATTACGAGACGACTTTTGTAAACAACCTCCCTGTTTTTATCAGGTTGGCTGAAGACAAAATTTTAAAACAAGTTCAATTAAATTTGTTTCGCAAAACTCAGTCGTCCACTTTTGTGGTGGGAACTAAGTACTTAAATTTGCCAACAGATTTTTTGGCTCCGTATTCTTTGTCGTATATCAAGAACAACGAAAAGAACTACCTTGATTTTAAAGATGCTAGTTTCGTACAAACGTACTCTCCGGACGCGACAGTTCAGGGCGATCCTCGTTATTACGCACAGTTTGATAACGTTAATTTCATTCTTGGGCCAACTCCAGGTACAGCGTACCCGTTTGAGTTAAGCTATTTCTATGCGCCTGTTAGTTTGACCGAGGATTCTGCTGGAGACAATGCAACAAGTTGGTTAAGCATTAACGCTGAGACCACCCTTTTGTATGCGACCCTGGTTGAGTCTGGTGTGTTTATGAAAGCTGAGAACGATACAATGTCTATGTATCAACAACGGGTACAGGAAGGCTTAGTGCAATTAAAAATGTTGGGAGAGTCTAAACAGACTACCGACCTGTATCGTATGGGTCAGATTGTTCGGCCTAGCCAATGATGGATGTAAAAGTTCACACTACAACAAACAGAGGCCATACTCCTGAAGAGATTGCCTCTTTTTGTTGTGATAAGTTGATGCATGTAGCGGATACAGCCCCTCCAGTGATCAGGGATCAAGCAAGGGCGTTTAAAAACGTTATGGAGTCTGTTATAGCGGATCACATAAAACAGGGTATTCTCAGTGACCGAACAACTGTGTATAATGCCTTAAAGGATGCAGGACACCCAGAGCTTGCTGAGTTAATAAGGAGAATGTGATGTCGATTACTGCAGGATTGACCACTTCGTTTAAAGAGGAACTCCTTTTAGGAGGTCATGACTTTAGTACGTCGGGTGCGTCAGCGGGAACGTTTGTAATATCGTTGTACATTAACTCGTCCGATGTTTTAGGGCCAGGCACTACCACGCCTCCGTTTGGAGCCGAAGAAGTTCCTACGACTGGCGTTAGTGGGTCAGGTGGTTATACTGCCGGCGGTGGAGCTTCAGCAATTACCGACAATGCTCTGGTTGTTGGCACAACTCCTACAAACGGTGGTTCTGGAACAACTGTGTTTACCAGTTTTTCAAACAAGACGTTTACTGGTGTGACGATCACAAATGCTAACTCTGCGGTCATTTTTAATGACACGCCGGCAGGAAATGCGTCCTCTAGGACTCAACCGACTGTTGCGGTATTAGATTTCGGTGGAAATAAAAGCGCGTCTGGTGGAGACTTCACTATTCAGTTTCCAACAGCAGACGCAAGTACGGCGATCATAAGGATTGCATAATGCCTGTATTCGATAGAGTAAAAGAAACGTCTACAACCGAAGGTGTTGTGAGTATGACTCTCAACGGTCCTTCAGTAGGGTTTCAATCATTTGCCAGTGTCTTTAGCATTGGAGACGAGACTTTTTACTCTATTGTTTCTGCGGAAGGTGACTTTGAAGTAGGTATTGGAACATACTCTGCATTAAATACCCTGCGCCGAGATACGGTGTTATCAAGTAGCAACTCAGACAGTAAAGTGTCTTTTTCTGCAGGCATAAAATCAGTGTTTGTGACTTACCCTGCGAGTAAGTCTGTGACGATCGATCAGTCAATCGCACTATCAATTGCGTTAGGATAAAAAATGGGCAAGAAACTTATATTTGATTACACGTTTGACGCTTCCGCCAAGACGGTAAAGGTCAACGATGTGTACGCACGGAAACGTTTCTTGTTGATTACAAACGTTACGACCGGAACAATTATCTACCAGTTTAATGACAGTGCTTTAGGCTTGGATAATATTGCTTTCGATTACAGTAATTTTGAAACAACCTTAACGTTGACCTTTGATACGACTTCTATGAGCGATACTGACGATCTTCAGATTCTCTTAGAAGAAGAAAGCACCGACATGACCGTTAATCAACGGTTTGTTGACCCTGTTTCCAAAATACGTGTTTCAAACCCTGAGAACTTAATCGACACTGACTTCGAATATGGTTTGCAATCTACAAAATGGGAAACACTAGAGCTTACCAATAACATCCCAACGTTCTTCGCTCGTAATGGGGATTTTGATATTGATGTAGAAACTATGACTGTTTCTGCAGATAGCAATATTGTTACTGTAACAACGTCTGATGCTCACGGTCTTCAACGTGGCGCGCCTATTATTGTTCAGTCTTCTGGCAGTGCTTCTGCGGATGGCGGTTTTGTAGTGTCTGCTATTTTAAGCACAACGTCATTTAACTACATAGCTAAATCTACTTTTCTGCAGACACGAGACATTAAAGAAACGTTTACTCAATTGTTTCCAGGTTCTGTTTATTCAGGCACAGAGTTTAAATTAACAAACGTTGGAGGCATTACAACGGATTCAGCGGACCCTAGTGAGTTAACTGTTGGTACTGTTTTTCCAACAGATTTCACAAACGGCACTAGCATGGCGTTGTCCAACACTTTTGCTAAGTCGACACTTAACTTTGAGACGTCTGGAGTAGACGTAGACAATGTCTCATCTTTAGACATTTCTTACACAAACAATGTCGCTACTGGTGAGACTGATGGATTTTTGTTAGGCGGTGTGGCGTCGGTTACTTGGCAACCAGATTTCACTAAAACAAACGGCTTCTATTTTGAAGAAGGTGATGTAACGGTTGCTAATAACCGAGCAACTTTCTCAGCGCCACATGGTTTTTCAACAGGCGAGCTTGTTTCGTATTTAGGTGATAGTAGTAACACTGCTATTTCCGGCCTGTCATATATGAATGCGTATTTTGTAGTCGTAATCGACGACAACACATTGCAGTTTCATACTTTTCGTACGACCAGCACTTCATCTGGACGCATTAACATAAGTGCTGCTGGAACTAGCGCCGGTTTAGTTAAATCAGCTTTTGTGCGTTCTTATTGGCACAACTATTATTACGGTTATGTAAATAGTAATTTTTATTATCGCGGCGTTGCGTATTTGTATGTCAACTCATCTTATACCATTTCTGATACGAATGTTTATAGCAAGTTTGGTTACACGTACGCTCTGAACCCTGCTTTTGCTGTTAGAATAAACGGCGTCGACAATTCTTATTTTGATGAATCCACGAGTATAACTAATCCAGCTTCAAGCTCGAATTACGATTATTATCTAAGGGCTCGTTCGAGTGCATACTCAGGTCTAACCATTATATATCGAAACAATAACGGTAGCCAAGTATACAATTACAGCAACAACAGCGGGGACCTGGCATGGGTTCCAGCTCTGTTTGATGTAACACCTTCAAGTCTGTATGTTCCGAGCCACGGCATAACTGTGCCTTCAGTCGTTACAGTTACTGCTACATCAGGAACTTTGCCTACGGGTCTTTCTTCTGGAGCGTCTTACATAGCCAGTCGTTTAGACGACAATAGGCTTACTTTTACAACTCTAACAAATTCAAACGTTAAATTTTCAAGCAGTGGCTCTGCAGATCTTGTGTATAGAGTTGAAGGAACTCTTCCAAATGCGACGGGCAACACGGTTCAGATTCCTGGAAATACTCTTCTAGAGGGTTCTGCTGTTGTATATGACATAGACGGAGGAACTACGATTGGTGGTTTGTCTGATGGCACTACTTACTATGCTGCTTTTAAGTCTGGAGATCGGTTTAAATTATCCACTACCGCCAACCCGTTTGGCGTAGCTGGTGTAGCCTTGGCTCAAAACAGTAGCTTTTGGGTTAGTCTAAGTCTAAACAGAATAACTATAGACGGCACTAATCCGTTTACTACAGGCGATGCTGTTCAATATTCTTCGTTGAGCCCAATCGTTGGTTTGAATAACGGTCAGATCTATTGGGTAGAGGTTTCTGGTAGTTATATTTACCTTTATAACAGCAAATCTGATGCCATAGGCGGAGTTTCTGGTAACCGAGTAAGCCTAGAATATTATGGTTCGGGTCGAGGAACTTTTTCAGAGCTTAATATTATAGACCTTACCTCTGTTCCGTCACCCTCCGAGACGCAAGTTTTATTGGCGGATTACGTTGGCGCTGCAGATGGAAACTATGTGGTTTCCTCTACGTCAGCAGACGGATTGTCGTTTACTTTTGATGCGGGTAACGTAATTGAGGCTCGGACTACGTTGGTTACTGCGCAAGCTGTTTTTGTTGCTGATTTAAATGCTCTGTACATTTCAAACCACGGATTTATTTCAGGAGACTCGGTCGTGTACACGACAAGCGGGACCACAAATATTAACGGGCTTACAAGCGGGGACACGTATTACGTAGTTCGGAAGAACAAAGATTTTCTTCAGTTTGCAACAACCGAAGATAACGCAAGTCTTGGCACAGTTATCTCTTTGTCAGAGACAGGGTCTAGCTCTAGTGAGTTAACAGGAACGGTTACGTTGCAACCAACAACTATTGTTGGTTCGTTTAATGGGCAAGGAGCTGTTTCATTTACAGGAGGCTCAACGAAACTGAACGGTGAAGGGACCTCGTTTACGTCTTACTTTAATAAAGGCGATACAATATTTATAAACATACCGGAAACGACAGAGGGGCCGACTACAATTTCGGGGGTTAACTCGTCCACCGATTTGTTCACCGCCACCGGTCACGGTTTGACTACAGGGGATGCACTAAGGTTTACTGGAGACGGAGCTCCGGGAAATATAAACTTTGCTAACTTGTATTTTGCTAATGTAGCAAGCACCGACACATTTAGTGTTCATTACACTAAAACTGATGCCGACGCGAACACCAACAAAGTGCAGTTAACCACTATTGGAACGAACGCCACGGTGACCGGCATGACTGACGCTGGTAGTGTGCATGAGGCTACCATTGATTATGTCAACTCGGATGGTCAAATTACAACAGGGGAAGCGTTGCCGGCAATTAGCCAAACAGGTATCGACTATCTACAGAACACGTCTCTTTTGCTGCGTCCTGATGGGTTTGCTTTGCATCGTCCTTACGATGGTGGAGTAGAACTAATTCCGCCTACCAACCCAGACAGTCAAATGATTCGTCAAACTCGTAAGTACTTCCGTTATCAGTCAGGTAAAGGTATTCAGGTTTCGTTTGCTGTAAACTTTAGTCCAACTTCTCAAATCGACAGATTTACGAGATCAGGAGATGTGGGGACAATTGTTACACGGTTCCCGCATAGGTTAAGCGCCGATTTGTCAGTTTTTGTGAGTGGTTCTACAAACACTAACACCGACACACTAGGAACAATTTCTCTCCCCGTTTCAGTGTCTACTAATTTGGACAATGAGAACAAGTATTACGTAAATGGAGAGATTCCTACTACGTATACATTATACGAAGGTCGTACTTATAAGTTTGACCAGAGCGATAGTTCTAATTCGGGCCATCCGTTGCGCTTCTCAACCACACAAGATGGAACACATGGAGGAGGCGTAGAGTACACAACAGGTGTGACAACTGTTGGAACTCCCGGCACCGCTGGAGCGTACACTCAGATTGTAGTGGCGGCGGATGCGCCCACTCTTTACACTTATTGCTCTGTGCATTCCAACATGGGTTTTGAGGTTTCTACGCCTGTAGACCCAAATAATAATCAAGCGAACCTTTGGAATGGTCTCCACCAAGTTATAAGTATTGTGGACGATTTTACTTTTACTCTACAGTTAGACGGTACTCCGTCAGACGTCTCCGCTTTTGGTGTAGTTGAGTATTACGTAAACAGTTGGGAGAATAGTTCTTTACGTTGCGGCTTGTATGACGACCAAAACGGACTCTTTTTTGAGTTTGATGGAACCGACCTGTACGCTTGTCGAAGAAGCTCAATTCAACAAATCAGTGGTTATGTCAATGTTGCATTTAGGTCTAGTGCGGTGTCTGGCATCAACACTCAGTTCAGCTCTCAGTTGGACGTTGGTGATTACATAGTGATCAAAGGTCAGAGCCACCGAGTCTCTAAAATTGAAAGCGACGAGCTGTTGTATATTACACCAAGCTATCGTGGCGTTGGCGCTCAAAAGGTTATTGTTACTAAGACTGTAACAACAAGGGTTCCGCAATATGGGTGGAACTTAGATGTGTGCGACGGAACAGGGTACACGGGTTTTAAACTGGATGTTAATAAAATTCAGATGGCCTACATAGATTACTCTTGGTACGGCGCAGGTAAAGTTAGGTTCGGTTTTAAGGACCAGCACGGAGACGTGCAGTATGTACACAGTTTCGTGCATGGTAACTTCTTTACCGAAGCGTATATGCGATCAGGAAACATACCTGCGAGATATGAAATTCAGAACATTGGGCAACCAAGTTATGTTCCTGCTCTGGCACACTGGGGCACGTCCGTAATTATGGACGGTCGGTTTGATGCAGATAGAGCGTACGTGTTTAACGCCACGTCTCCAAACCTTACTTTATTGGGTCAAGGTGCTTCTGGAGCAGTGACTGCTGATGGCAAAGTAGAGTTTGCTGGCATATACCGGTATTATCGGAGTTATAGAAACTACCCTCAAATTGGTTACGCAATAAGGTTGGACACCGCTAATAGCTCTCTAGCTTCGTTTGGACCAGGGACTGCCGTTGCGGGTGACAACATATCTGCCGGAACAAAACTGGCTAACCCAATTAATACTAACGTATTTCCATATCAGCCGTATCTTCCGTCTATTAACTCTCAACAGGATAATAAAAACTTCTCGAGTACTAGGGAAGCACGAAACTTGTTGGTTATAGACTCCGTTCCCACGGGCACGTCTGGGACAAGTACTACCTATACTATTGGTACGGCAGGCGATGATATTAACGTGACTAAAAGGATACCGTTAATTAGTGTTCGCTTGGCTCCATCTGTAGACACAAGTGCCCCTGGGTTCTTAGGTGAGCGAGAGATCATCAACCGCATGCAGTTAATTCTAAATAGCGTTGGAATTTTGTCCACTCACGCGGTTACGATTGAGCTGATTCTTAATGGTCAGCTAAGTAACAACGAATGGGAACGTGTTACTGCACCAAGTTTGAGTCAGTTGATCTCTCACTCGTCTTCTGACGACATCGATAGTGGGGCTAGTATTTACAACTTTGAGGCGCAGGGTGGTGCAGGTACAACAGATCGTCAACCTGAGTTGACCACTGAGGCACTTGGAGAAATTGCAACCTTAGGTAACGCAATTTTGGGTGGAGATAACGTTTATCCAGACGGCCCAGATGTTTTGACCGTTGTTGCTACGCTGAACGAGGATCCTTCTACGGTATCTACAAACAACCCATTTATTATTTCGGGACGGGTGAGCTGGTCTGAGTCACAAGCATAGGAAGGTGAGATGAGTCTTTTTGGAGCCTATGCCTTTAGTGAGGTCTCTTTTAGTTCGGCAGTCGTCAACGTAGTCGTTGAGGTAACTGGAGTTGAGGCTACCTTCTCTCCTCTGGCGAACACTGTTATCGCAACGGGCTCTACGTTTATCGTTAACGATATTTCTGAGGCTGTTACATCGTTTAATAATGACGGCTTAAATGTAAGAGGTGGTGCTCTATTTACCGTTGAGGAAATAGACGCCGCTCAATCAATCTTTAGTGGGGACACTAGAATTTTCAATAACGTGTTCGGCATGACTCCTGAACGATACCTGGCGTACCCTAAAACAATCACAAGAGACGAAAGCATTTTAGGGGCGTCAAATCAGAGTGAAGTTTTCAATGTTGTTCAAAACCACATGTTGTATGTAATCGAGAATCAGCCGGGGGTTTACGATGACAGGCTTGTTTCTAAGACATATAATAACGATCCTATCGACCCCAGTTTTATTAACTGGATAGCGAGGGCCGATATTAGAACCCCTTATCGTGTTGCAATAGGAAACTTGACTCAAACAAACCGTATTCCTGTGGGAATAATCCCTAGCGGGGCTCCGGCGCAATCCGATATTGATATATTGCAAGATTACTTTAACGGTGTAGCATTAAGTGATGATGTGTATATACGCGTACAACAATTAATTTGGGGTGTCCCAAATGACTTAATTGTAAACGCTAGAACGTATAACACTGTTACAAACGCCGGTTCGCAGAGTTATTCCGAAGAACAGCCTGCAGCTTCTAACTCTTGGAATGATCTAGTCATATAAAAAAGACTTCTGTATAGTGGGGTCAAACTTAGGAGCGAAACATGCCTAGTACGTACAGTTTAAATACAGGACTCGAACTTATCGCTACAGGCGAGAAGTCTGGTTCCTGGGGTTCAATAACAAATGGCAACCTTGAAATTTTAGATGCTGCTATAAATGGAGGCGTTACCGTTAGCTTGACGGGTGAAGGCGCATCATACGACCTAGACACCAGTGATTGGCTTGTGAGCGGCACAGATGTTTCCGAGGGTCAGTACAAACTGATTACTCTGACTGGAGGCGATGATCCGGGCGCCGGCAATAGGATCACTTTGAACATTGTAGCTGATGCAACAGGAACTCCACGATCGACTCTGGAGAAGTTGTATTTTATCAGAGCAAGCTCTTTGAGTTATGGGGTGGAGATCTCCACCGGTACAGGCGCATCAAAAGTAAACATCGACGACGGTGACTTTAAAATAATCTTTTCAGATGGCAGTGACGAGGTAATTTCTCTTACTGACGATTTGACAGCAAGTTCTGTTAAGATCACCGGAGGGTCAATTGATGGAACTCCGATTGGAGCGACCACGGCTTCCACGGCTGTTTTTTCTAGCGTTGATATTAACGCCGGCACTGTCGATAATACTGTAATTGGTGGGGCGACCCCCGCAGCGGCAGACTTTACTGCTTTTACTGTTAACGCTGCGGGTTCTACGTTTACGGTGTCGCCTGCTTCTGCCGGTACATTAAACAATGTTGTAGTTGGAGGTGTCACTGCCGCTGCAGCTACGTTTACTACTGTTAACGGCACAGACGTGACGGCTTCTGGTAACCTTCAAGTGGATGGTAACACCACACTTGGCAGCGATGATGCAGACACGGTTACTATTAACGCAGACATAGCTTCTAGTTTAGTTCCATCTGTAGAAACCCTCGACCTGGGAGCGGTCGGTTCTGAATGGAGAGATTTGTACGTTACAGGAACAGCTAATATTGATTCGTTGGTTGCAGATACAGCAGATATCAATGGTGGCACAGTTGACGGAGCTACTATTGGTGGGGTGACGCCAGGTGACGCTACTTTCAACACGATGACTGCCGCGACTGTAAACGCAACAACGATCAATGCGTCTAATTTCTACGAGAGTTCTGACAGCCCTACCTTTAATGCAGGGGCTTCAACATTCACGTGTGACGCCAACACGGCATCATTGTTTTATTGTTCGCACAACGCGACGGGTAACATTGAGTTTGTTTTTACAAACGTTCCCGCATCAGGCAGCGTGTATAGTGCTACTATTATACATAACTATTACGGAACATCCTCGAGAACCGGTACTTCGACATATCCAGGGACAACGTTGTGGCCTAACGGAACGCAGCCAGCGGAACCTGGTCCAGGAGAATCTGACCTAATTAATCTGTTTACTTACGACGGTGGAACTACTTGGTACGCAGGCCTCTCTGGCATTAATATGTCTTAGGAGTAGTAATGGCTAATATACGTAAACTTTGGGCTATGAAGACGAGCCTAAGAGGTATCGCGAACACTGAGTCATCTCCTGACATGGTTGTTCCGGACTCTTTTTACTGGGTTGAGGATCCTTCAACAGGAAACACGCCTACCTATCGGTATTATACTGGAGGAGGTTATACAACTGATGATCCCAGTCCATTCTTGTGGTCCATAAAAAACACGTTTTACGAGAACTCTCCTCGCTCTGAATACAATTCTTACTATGGTACGTTGCAGGAATTTGACTTCACTGCATATTTTCGTCGTACCCAAGTAGGTTCTTCTGCAAACAGCTATTATCCTTATGACAAAGTGTATCCTAGCTTTGACATGCAGATACTTGGCAGAGACCCTTATTACGATGTTACGTACACGACCAAAGACGGAACCGAGATTGGAAGTAACTTTCAAAAGTTTTTTACTGGCTCTTTGATTCAACCGTTTACAGACGACACTTTTAGCTACGCAAAAACTTCTTATTACGTTCCAGGGTCTGATTCTACCGTAGTCAAGGGCTACGGTTGGTGGTACAGAAACTCGTACGTTTCTTCTGGGTCACTGCTGTTAAACACACCACAGGCCATGGAACAGGTTAGGTTTTCTCCAACAGTTCCTGATACGTCTTCGTTACAGGCTAATTATTACATTCAGTCTTGGAAGACTAATACCTCTGCGGTTTGGAATGAGTATGAAGGTGCGACGGTAACACCAAGCGTTCAAATTCCATACTTAGATAAATTTTGGTTTGGAGGTACAATTACCGACGCCGAAAAAGAACAGATGGCACTGAAAGGAAAACCAAGACTAATTGCTCCGTCAGCAAATGCGGCTACTGGAAACAGCTCTGAGCCCAATCCTTTGTACCAAGCTGGGGGAACTAATATTGCGTTTGAGCTAGAGCTCGCATTGCATCGGTATGGCGCAGCTTACATCCAGGGGTCTAGTACTAACGTGTTTGGGGTAGACTACGTCGCGGGAAACTTTGCTTTTGACTCTGTTGGTTACGCTGAAAGTGGCGGGAACTTACTTGTTCCTTGTTACGTGACTTTAGAGGCTAACGAAGAAACTGTTAATTCTTCAAACATGTTTGGAGATAGTGGTAAGACCGTACAAGTTAATCGAGGTCACCTTAAAAAATACGTTGTTGTTTCGATTAGACTAGAGCAGTCATTTAATGCGGAATCTTTTGTGCCTGGTAGCGGAGTTGTTTTAAACCCTGAAGATTTACCGGACACTTTTTCTTATGGTGATGGAGTGTTAGGGGGTTTTGGAACCGGTTCTAACGGTTCGATGGGGTTGTCTGACGCTTTATTTCCTACGTCCAATTACACACAGATTGTATTAAACAATTCTTCTTACCTGACTACACCAAACGCTTTGTTAGGTCCTGTAAACTGTTTTAGGTTTAGCGAGAGTGGCGAGAACTGGTATTGGTCTGGCGGCACAAATGTTTATGGTTCAAACCCTACTAACAAAGTTATTTTTAAGGCTAATGGGGGGACGCGCGGCCAGGCTGTTAATTATACTTCCGGCCCAAGAAATAAGTTGTTTTTGTGGGCTCAAGTTAACCCAGAATACAATAGGGAAATTTATGCCGCTAACGATGTAATTGATATCGTTGTTCCACATTTATCAGCGGCAGCTACGCACGTGGACACCTCTAATAGAGTTAATTACTCAACGTTAGAAAATGACTTAGATTTTAAAATACAGTCTTTTCAGTGGAGTAATTGCGGAGAGTGGTTGTACGTTTTGTACACTTCCGGAGCACAACCTAATACAAGCTCAAGTAGTTATGTTTACCAATGGGTCGAACGTTACTGGTCTTTCACGGATTCGGGCACAGGCAACAGTCTTTCTAATCTGCAGTGGGCAGGAAGTACAAATATTTACTACAAGTATGGAGACGGTGACTCAGATTATCCGACACTGTACCCAGCTCACTCTATAAACGTGACTCCGGACGGTCAGTATTTACAAGTGTTGTTTGATTATCTGTTCGAAGGTCATCCAACTATATCGGAACACTTTTTAGGTGGTGATCCGCATCTTATGGTTAATCCCGATGCTGCTAACCAATACACGCACCTTTCTCAATATTCAGGTCTTAGTCGAAGCACGACTCCACGTTGTTACTCAGGGTTTAGCAGTGTCAGTACTGAAATTACGTGGCCTGTGGCTACGGTTGTACCGGGGTACGTTGGTGACAATCTTACCACAGCACAGATAGACGCTGGACAGACCGAAATATACCTTCGCATGGGGACTGCGTACTACAGTGTTGATGACTTCGAATACGCTTACCAAAGAAGAAACAGCACTGGAACTGACGCTCAAGAGACCATAAAAACATGGCCCACTGATTTTGCGTGGACTGCAGATGGAAGCTGCCTTTATCTTTTTGGTTTTTTAGACAGAGATCTGTATGCGGATCAGTATCCAAGTGCGGCTCCTGCAAGTTATGGCATGTGGGAGTTGAACGACGGTGCTCCTGTTTTATGGAAAGTAAGGTTGTATCAACAGAGGGCA